CAAAATGCCCTGGTCCTGGCAATATTCATTTTACTATCAGTTTGCAGCTGCACTGATAGTTCCATCCCCAAATCTTTTATTTGTTTATGTATATCTTCAATAGATTTTTGCTGCTCAGGTGTGGGCGGAAAAGGTATTTTGTTTACATCATCCCAGCCATTATCAAAGTTAAGCCAGATACTTACCTTAACTTTTTGTCCAGGGTTATCGTCAGATGCGCCTACCGCCCTCTGGAATTTCATATTTGTATTTGAAAATTGTGGTGAGTTTCCCATAATATCTCCTATAGTTTTAGTGATTCAAGTTTTCTTTCGTAATGCTCCTGGATCTCGCCGTACATCCTGGGAACAACTACTTTCATATTTTTAAGAACATCTTTGTTTCTATTGAACCAGTGCAAACACATACTTTGTGATTTGAGTTCATCAATATTTTTAAGATAGTTCTCAGTTATTTTTTGCCACTGCTCCTGGTCTTTTTCTGTGGTTTCTTCTTCTTTTGGAGGATCTTCTTTATCTTTTGGAGGATCTTTTTTATTTTCATTAATATTTTTTTCATTGTTTTGTGCCTTTTCTATTTCGTTTACACTTGCCATTTCACCACCATGTAAAGCAGCAGCAGTAGCCAAAGCTCTACCAAGGCTGCTTGTCATGCAGTTCTCTATTGCTGAGGTTTTGTTAACCAGGGAGCTACCTCTTATTTCTTCAGCGTGTCCTACACCAATAGGTATTTCTGGCTTATCTCTATCAATGATACTGGTTTTTGTTACAACACGCTTGCCGTCATCTACCAGAATCTCCTCTACAATTCCATATCTAAAACCAAAATGCTTTCTAAATATCTCCAGGCGTGAAGATACCATACTGTATTCTTTGCCTTTTAAATTTATAGTTTTAAGGTTTATTGTTTCTAATATTTCTTTCAGCTCACTCATCTTTCATCCTCGCTACTTGCTCGCCCTCGGTTGTAATTAACCAGGTAAGCTCCTGGCATCCTCTTTTATTTTTTCTTTTACTGCCTGGAATAATTAATCCATACTCATGCAGCTCAGTTAGTCTTGGTCTTACTGATACAATATATCCATCAATGTCATCAACTATTTCTGATCCAGTAATACCTTGCGGCCATCCAGCCTTTGCTACGGATCTCAGCACCGCCAGGCGCATATTCTTTATTCTAGGTAGGATAAAGTCCAAAGCCAGCTGCTCAGTTTCCCTGGGGTTTTTATGGATGTTTGGTGTTTGATTCAATTCTTCATTATATTTTTTTTGTAACATAGCTTGTTTCACTTTCTTTTTTGTTTCGTATTTCATTTATAGAATCTCGATAAAATTTCTATCAAAGCAAGCTTGGTCAACCAGGCAACCAAACCAAAGTGCATAGTAAGCAAATACACAAAACATAAATAAAAATAGAATTTCAAAAAATAATTTTATCATCCTATCCCCCATACTTTGTGAGCTTCTTCAATAATCTCTGGCGGATCCGCCCAGCATATATTTGTAAAGTCAGGATCAACTAATCTAAAAAGGTGAGCTTTATCTTTTGCAGCTTTCAATATTTCTTCTGTAGTTCTATGATTACGAACTATGGCGTTTACAACGTCTTGTAGGTAATCATTTTGCAGCTCTGGTGTGTTTCCCTGGTCAAAAATTCTGTAGTCTGTAGCGTTAGCATATACCAGGAAAGGCGGTAGTTTACCATTACACGCCCAGAATCCAGCTACCTGGTAAAGCGCAGCTTGTTCAAAAGGACCAGATAAACTACTTGGCAAACTGCCAGTTGAAAATCCAGATTTAGTTTTTTTATTTATCCTGGACCATTTTGTTTTGAGATCTCCACGCCTATTATAGTCTGGCCTGGTATTGTGTGGCAGCTCAGTGCCAGGTAATGTATTTAAATATTCTATTTCACCAGTTACCTGGTTATCCCTGGCCATAGCTTCTTGCAAACCAGCTGCTGCATTTTTAATAACTGATTCCAATTCATCAATATATTTATCTTTTTTTTCTGCATCAGCTCCGTCATCCCAGGTACGAGGTTTGTATTTATTAAATGATTCAATAGCCTGGTCGATTGCATCACCAGTTTCTCTTTTGTTAATCAGTATAGCATCAGTAGCTTCTTGAACAGTACGGCCACCACACATTGCTGCATTGTCCTGGCCATTAAATTTTTGTTCAAACTTTTGAATTATTTTCCAGGCACTATCTCTTAAATGCTGGCTTGCATCTATCTGTTGATATATTTCCCAGGCTTCAGCAAGAGCTGGCCTTACATGAACTTTATCAAACAAAGCTTTGCATCTCAGTTTTGATTTAGGATTTGAGTGCCATAGATAATTAAACCTACTGGCATATCCTGGTGTTTCTTTGAGTGTCATTGTTTTCCTCCTTTGATTAGCGACAACAGTATCTGTAAACGTCAACCTTGTCAAATTTATTTTATTATGTTGACGTTAGAATACATTTTTGATATTTGTTCTAGCATGACACTAGAAGAATATAGATTAGAAAATAATTTGAGTTACAAAAAATTAGCTGAAAAACTTGGTTTCAAAGAAGCTACAGTAGCCAGGCGGTGGTGTTTACCAAAAAATCACAACCAGGCATTGACACCGAATCCAAAAAATTTAAGCTTGATTTTAGAAGTAACAATGGGAGCGGTTACGCCAAATGACTTTATCATCCGTAGAAATTGATTCGGAAGATACAGTACACCTACGAATAGCCAGGTGGTTGGATATTATGCTGCCGCCTGGATCAGTGTGGCATCACTCACCGAATGAGGGTAATCGCCATGTATCATTTAAAGTAAAACAAAAACGTATGGGAACAAAAGCTGGCTGGCCGGACATAGAAATATTTGTGCCAGGGGATCAGACATACTGCGGCGTATCGTTATCAATATTTATTGAGGTAAAAGGTCGCAAGGGCCAGCTCACTCAAAGCCAAAGAGAAATAAGAGATAGGCTAGAGGAAGCTGGTGCTTTTTGGGCGCTTTGCAGATCTGTTGACCAGGTACAAGAATTTTTAGAAGAATTAATTAAACTGAGGGGGAGATAATGGTTGAATCATTTAGAACTGGAGCTATGTATTTATCTATGATTTATAAAGAGATGAAGAAAAAACAAGTGCCGCTTACACCAGCTGAGCTTGCAGCTGAGAAAGCAGCCTGGAGAGAACAAGAGCTGAAAGTAGATCATGCAGATAGGATTATCAAATGACACCACAACAATATGCAGAAGTAGCTGCGCAGATACTCAAAGATAGAGCTGGCAAGCTTGGTGATTATCAGGAACTTTACGAGAACCTGGCAGCTAGATTAACTTTAAGTTTTAAAAAAAAATTAAAACCAGGCGAAAGATTTTATGCAAGTGATGCAGTAAAATTTCATATTGAAAATAAATTAGCCAGGATGGATTGCGGCGAAGCTAACTCTGACCACAATTTGGATGGCGGTAATTATTTTTTTATACATGGGGGGTTGACAGATGAATCAGGAAAACAGTAGAATTTTTGTCAAGCCAGGAAGTGCTAAGCTTAGCGCTAATCTTAGCAATCCTAAATATTCCTTAAATAAAAAACAAAGATTAGCTAACTTAGCTAAACTAAAGAACTTAGCTAAGTTAACAGTGAAAGCTACAAATCATAGTTACCAGGCAGCAGTGCAGCGCAGTGCCAGATATCCGCTAGATGAATTGCAAAGGCGTGTCCTGGCAAAGCTCAGGAGAAGATATAGCGAAGAAGCTTACAAGGATTTAGTTATAAACCTGGAACATATACCAGTATTTGAAAAGATAGAATGGCTAAAGGAAATGGATGATAAGCTTAGACGTAAAGAGTGAAAGAGCATTAAGATCACAAGACAAGCTGGCAATAGATCAGCTGCATGATTTATTCCTGGAAGCAGCTGAAACTGAAAGAAAGCTGCCTGGTGTAATCAGAAAACAGAAGATGGTGCATTGGCCAGATTATGTCAAAGAATGGTCTGCTTATGGATATAACTCTTTTGAATCTCCCAGGCTGAAAGCATCACCAGAACAGATAACCAGGTTAGATAAAGCAATTACAATGGGATTGTCTATGGATGAAGCTGATCGCAGACTAATCTGGGCCGTAGCTCATTCAGCTGCATTTAGAGATCGTGGCGCAAAATGGACCAAGATAGCAAAAATCCTGGGATTGAATGATCCCAGGATTGTTAAGCGTAGATACCAGGATGCCCTGGTTAGATTATATTATAAGCTTTAAGCAGCTTTCCATTCCCATTTAACTTTAGCATCACTAGCCATACCTTTTGCTGCGGTATCTTTGATCGCCTTGATGATCCAGTAAGCATCAGTGTGCATCCAGTTCTCAACATCGCAGCTCTGATACTCAAGGCAGCAAGCCATGTTGAATATATCAGCATTACTCAAGTAATAGTTGTGGCCGTTAGTGCCAAGGTTTTTAAGAGCTTTGATGCAATCAGCTGGAAACAACATAAGATTCTCAAGATATTCAGCTTTGTATTTCTCACACCATATCTTACTTGTATCAAGCTCATAAACACTCTTGACGTTAGCTTCAGCAAGCATCTTGGCTATCCACTTGGCGCACTCAAACTTTTTGTCTGCTTTGCCAGGGTGGCTAAAGTCAAACAAATGTTTTTTTGTGTAGTGATTGAAGCAGTAAAAGTAGCTGCTGGGTTTGATGGTAAATGCTGCAAGGGCAGCAATGTGTTTTGGATTTACGATAAAAGCGCTCATAGTTTCTCCTTTAGTTGTTGTAGTATTGATCTTCTGTATAGATACCAACGCCAGCTGGCTTGCCATTCAACGTCATTTGACCTTTGTCTATATCAGAAATTCCGTAGCTGATTGATCCTGGCATATCATCCCAGGTGATGAACACTATGTTGGAATCAATCTTTGAAATCACACCATAGCTGAGGGGGATCATAGCTCCCCAATTCCCAATCATTTTAGTTCCTACTTTCATGGTTTCTCCTTTCTAAGCTGCTACATTGAACAAGGGAAGCTCGTTCAATTCCTGGTTGTTGACCTTGGCTTCAAGTCTGTCTGCAAACTGAGCTACATGGTGAACAACATTGTTTTTGTTTCTCCAGTGATTCATGGCAATATTGCAGCTATCTGCACTGTCGAAACCAATTTTGTGAAGCACTCCCAAACCTCTCATCATGTGGATCCAAGGCTTGTCGATGCCATACTTTTTTTGCCAGTAATCCATGAACGCCCAGGCTTGCTTGATCTTGGCAATGTAAGCGCTGCCTGGTTTGTTCTTGGCAATGTCAACCTCGCCGCAGCTGCCGAAGCCTACGAAGTTGAAAATCCTAAATAACTTTTCGAGCTGGTCAAAACTTTCGTTCATGTGCCATATGGCCATTGCTCTTTCTGGGTACTTGATTTTGCCACCTTTGATGGCATCAGCGATCAGCTGCAAGTTGCTAGCTTCATCGCCGTTAATAACGTCTGGTATCACACACACTGCATTAGGACACTTGTCCATTGCAGCATTGGCCCAGGCATAGAAGCCATCCCACCAGGCAGCATCAAGAGTAATGCCTTTCTTCCAAGCGGTGAAAGCTCCGTTGTCCAGGATCAATATTTCATCATCACCAACAAGCTCAATGCACTCAGCAAGTTGCTCTGGGTGCATATAGCTGACACAAAAGCTTTTGCCTTTGAGCTGCGGTAACAATCTTTTTGGCGTGATAGGCGTTCCGTGAACTAACCTTTTCATTCGCTCTCCATGTTGATTATTGTTTCAGCATGATCTTTGGCAAGATCAAGCTTAGAGAATGTGTGGCCAGTAGCTTTTCTGTACTCGCCGCACTCAGTTGTTTTGTAGACCTCGTAAGGCCAAAGAGGTCTGTTGCCAAAGTTTTTAAGGATCCAAACTGGCGCAAACTTGTGTTTGTACCAGTATGGCTTGCCAGCAAATTTCTCAGCAATTATCCAGTTGTTCATGTTTTTACCTCCATTACTAATATGGGCCTATTGACGTTAGAAGTCAAGGGGTAGACAAAGTTTTTTTCAAATTAATTTTTTTCAAATAAGCTGCTTGACTAAATGAATCGAAAAGATTACTGTTTTTGGTAAGCTTTGAGAAGATAGCTCTGGTTTACCTCAACAAGCTATTTTTCATTGTTTGACTCCTTTCGGCGGTTTGCAGTTTAGTGTGAGATTTATGGGAGCTGCAAACCAAATTTTATGTTGAAAAAAACTAGCCTGGCAGTTGGTCATCTCTCTGCCAGGTTTTTTTATGAGCTGGGAAAATGGCTAAAGTTTACAAAATAAGAGTTACAAAACCACAGATGGAAACTATTTGTGAGCGTATTGCTGAGGGTGAAAGCTTGACCAGGATATGTAATAACACAAAGAGCTTACCAAGCTGGAGAACTGTGCTGAGATGGGTGCAAGAGAATGATGATGCTCATACGATGTATCGTAAGGCTAGAGCGTTGCAATGCGAAGTTATGAGGGATCAGATACTTGACCTGGTTAACATGGCTTTACCAGACGATCCTAAGCTAGCAATGGCAGAAGTACAAAGAAGAAGATTACAAGCAGATCATATGGATAAGCATATTAGACAAATGCAGCCGTTAGGCGTTAGGGATAAAGCTGAAGATAAAGCAGCTGAGAATAATGGCCAGGTAACTTTGTCCTGGGCGAATGGGAACCTGGAGATAAACTAGGATCAACGTATTTTTGTGCAAACATTTTGGCAGTGATCTCGCACACGAGGGATTTGATTTTGAATTTTGTTTGCCGATCTTCTGTAATCGTTGCTGAGTATAGAAATAGTTAGCGGTAACTAACCGATATGGCTGCTATTTTACAAAGTTTGACCTGGTTTTTTTAGAATTTGCCTACCCCTGGTACCCCAAAGCAAGCCGCCGCTTGCTATATCTAATATATATCAGATAGGGAGTGTCTGACACATGAACATTGAGATTCCGTATTCACCTAGACCGCTCCAGGCAAAACTGCACAATGCCCTGGTCAAGAGTCGCTGGGGAGTTGTGGTATGTCATAGACGATTTGGCAAAACAGTAATGGCTATAAATCATTTACTGAGGGATGCGATACTGAATGATAAGACGAATCCCAGGTATTTTTATATAGCGCCTACATACCGCCAGGCTAAGGCGGTGGCATGGGATTATCTAAAGCAGTTTGCTGGCAAGGTACCGATGGTTAGGTTTCACGAAACTGAGCTGCGGTGTGATCTACCGAATGGTGCAAGGATCCAGCTGCTCGGAGCAGAAAATTATGATGCGCT